ATTTCCTGAAGCAATCAACCGACACGCTCTCGTCTCGGAACCGTTCCGTGAAGTTCATGGAAATCATCAATGCGAGTCGTCCAGAGCTTCAGGGTGATGTCCAAAACATCATTGTAGGAAGAATCGTTGAGGACGCCTTGTCGAAAGATGGAAAGATGATCGACGCCGCTAAGATGAAGCAGCTTGTCGCTGGCGGAACTTCTCCTGGTCCGTACAACGCGATGGTGACTGCTGCTTTTGGAAAAGACGGTGTCAGCAAAATCTCCAAGATTGCCGATCAGCTTTCCGATCTGACGGCGGACAAAGAAACGATTCTTCAAAAGACCGTCTTGCCATTCATAGTTGGAAGCACAGTTGCCACCTATTTTGGTGGCGGACCTTTGACGGCTGTTGGAGCAGGAGGTCTTGCCATTTCTCAGCGCAGAGCTGCGATGTCTATTGCTAAGAATGTCGGTGCTGCAACCGTTGGGAAAATCCTGCTCAACCCGACATACATCAGCACTGTTTCCAAACCAATCGATTCGCTGACTAAAACTCAGCTAGACACGTTTACTCGCCAGTGGCCGAAGATTTTGACGCTTGAATTCGAGCGGATGAAGATGCACGACGAGAATCAAAAACTTGAGGAACGTCAGATGCGCGAATCGCAACGCCAGATGCGCCGCCGCGACTAATGAAAACCTCCCTCTCCAAAAAAGGTAATACCTACAAGGGGCGTAAGGTGACGCTGAACAAGCCCTTCTACACTCCTGGCGAGCGGAAGAAGAGCGCGGTGTACGTCAAGAATCCGGCTGGCAAGGTTGTCATCGTCCGGTTCGGCGATCCGAACATGGAAATCAAACGCGACAATCCTGAGCGTCGTAAGAATTTCCGCGCGCGGCATAACTGCGCGAGTGCGAAGGATAAGACGACGCCCAAGTATTGGAGCTGCGCTGCATGGATTTTGGTGATTGCTCTGTCGGTTCTAACCTCAAACCCAATCTGATTTTATGGACAAGATGCGACTTGGTGGTGGTGGACGTTACGAGAAGCTCGTTGGAGAGCTTGAGAAGAAAGGCGTGAAAGATCCGAAGGCTTTGGCGAGCTACCTTGGCCGCAAAAAATACGGCAAGGCGAAGTTCCAATCGCTCGCTGCCAAAGGCCGTCGCCGCGCCATGCGTGAGGAAAAGGCTAACGCTTAGGATATTTGCCTTTGGAATGCGGTTTCTTGGCCGACTCCTTATCCACAACGAACTTCTCAGGCTCCGCGTAGTTCCATGAGATGTCGCCGCCCGTACCACGCTGGATCATAATCGATCCGGTGACTTTTCCTTCCTTGTCAGTCATGCCGGAACGGTCTGCCCGTTTCGCCATGCCGAGCATGAACTTGCGCGGATTGTTGAAGCCAACCTCCTTCATCACAATCACCTCTCTCGCCCAGTTCGTTAGATCGGACGATCCGAATCCTGAGTAGGCCAAATCTGCCACGCTCTCCGGTTTGTCGTCCTTACCCTTCGGCTTGGGGAAGTGATGGACAAGTACTAGGACAACGCCTGTCTCCATCATAATCGGCTGGAGAAGGTGTCGGGTGAAGTTCGCGCAGACCTCGATATCCGCAGGATTGCCACCCATGTAGGAGAGCAGCGGATCGATGTAAACCACGTCAGCCTTGGTCTTGCGAACGAGGCGGCGAAGCATTGTGGCGAAGTCTGTTCCGGTTCGGACCGTTTCGCGGAAGAAGAGCATGTCCACGCTCCGCAATCCTCGCTCCCAGTTCTCCTTTCCAAACGTCATCTGAGCAGCACCTTTGAGTGCGTCATGCTGATCGGCGATGTCGTTTTCCGCCTGGATGTAAGCCACTTTTAACGCCCGGACGGGCTTTACGCCAAACCATGCTTCGCCGGACGCCCACTTCATCCCCTGATACGCGGCCATCGAGCTTTTGCCGCAACCACTTTGGCCGACGAATAGAAGCGAAGATCCGCGACGTAGCCATCTGTCGCCGATCAGATTATCAGGATCATTCTTCGGGTCGTACTCGATGATGCTATCGAGCGAGAACTCCTGAGGCATGTCCTGCGACTCCAGATAGTCCGTGAACGCATCCCAGTTCACGACACCCACATTGACGGCCAACAGCTTCTGCTCCTTGCCATCGCGCATCACACCGGCCAACCGGCTGAACCTGCTTGCGTTCTTATTCTTTGGATCGATGCCAAGAGCTTCTAACTGGCGATAGACGACATCACGACGCTCGTTCCATTCCTCCTTGTTCGCCGCATCGACGCGTACCCAGCCGTGCAAACTCTTGCCACCGGAATCGATGACGACGGACATCGGCAGCTTCGACTCCTTGAGGATTGTCCATTGCTCGTCCTTGGTCTTCTCGTCCATCTCGACCAGCACATGGCGGAACGCTGCCACGCCGGAATCAGAACCACTCTCATCGAAGCATGGGTTGACGCGGACGTATGCGCCACGGCTGTCAGGACCGTTCCACATGGCGCTGATGGGCGGCGTGAAATGGTTCTTAATCCATTCGTCGCGCTTGAGGAATGTACCCTTGGAGTTTGGCCGAGTCCGACCTTCATCGTCGCTTACGATGTCATTGCAGATGCAGACAACTTCATCTGGTTCAAAGCAGGCTTTTAAGAAATCTATGGTTGAAAATCGAAAGTCCGATTGCGGAATTGCTTGGATCTTTCGCACCACAAACTTGCCGGTGGGTGATACCGGAGTTCCGCCCTGCCCCATGCCGGAATTCGATTCGAGAAGCCAGCCACGCGGCTTGTCGTGCGGAACCTTGGACGCCTGATCGAGCTTATGCGCCAACTCATTCGGCTTCCATGGTGGGAGGCATTTCGCGTTGTACTCGTGCAGGAGCGACTCCGCATCCCCCGCATTCAGCTCAAAACCGTGTATGAGCGCGGTTGCTACTGCGAAGGTTGCGTTATGACCGCCTTGACCTGCGACGGCTCCTGGCGTGTTTCTAAGCCACGCACGCGCACGGTCGATCTTTGATTGATTCATTCGATTCCAAGTTGTTTTCTCGCTAACTCTCCGCTTTGGCCAAGGTCAGTCTTGGCTATCTCGCGAAGAACAGAATTTGATTTCTCTAATTTCTGAAAAAGGAGAGCAAGCTCTTTGGGAGTCATCAGGTACTTGCTCCAATGCTGGATGGCGATGGAGCGTGACTGAAACTTCGCAAAGAGCTGCTCTTGTGCGGCGATGTATAGGTTAGGGCTTCGCATCGACCAGAACGAACTTGGCCTTGAATTCGGCTTTGGTTCGAACGTAGACCTTGCTCTTGCCTTCTCGCATGTAGGCCACGCCTGCCCACTTGGTTTCTCCGATCCGTATTTCTACGTCGTCGGAGAGGAGTTCAACCTCCACCGAGCTTTTTGCGGAGTTCCTGTATTTCATCGTCTGAAGCGTCGTCGAGATGTCCTGATCCACTGCAATGCCAAGCGTCATCAGATTTTGGTTTGGGCTTAGTCATCCAGCCGCGAAGAATGGCATACTCGATCAGCCGAGGCGCTTCCTTCAACAGTTGTTCTCGCGTAATTTCAGATTTCATCAGGGTCAATTCGTTTGCCACGTCGTCCGTTTGGCCGTCGCATTCCAAGTTCGTTTCCAAGTTCATTGGAAAATCCACGGCGAACCAGCCATTCCTTGTACTTCTTGTCGATGTAGGCGAAGTCTATTCTTGGCGTGGATTCATCTGCGTCTGCCACTCGGATTGTCTGTTGTTTAATTGCGCTCATTATTTGTATGTCTCGGTTGTGTGTTTGTAGTGTCTCTCAGCTTGGGTGCAGTTGTAGCAGAGGTCATGTCCTCCGTAGCATCCGCACCCCAAAGATTTGAATAAGGTCTTGGCCAACCATTGGTACTCTGCGATGGCCGCTCGAAGCGTATCAACGTCCGTCTCCTCTGCGAGAGGTTTCAGGTTATTCTCGCTCATTTGAGGATGAACAGGATGAAGTACGCGGATGTGATGATCATGCCCATGCAGAAAGCCGCGATGAGCATTTGCTTTATCTCGCTCTCCGTTGGAGGGCGATTGGATCTGCGGATCATCTGCCGCCTCCCATGGCATAGTGCAGAATCAGCAGGGCGTCGCAGTTCTTAAGCGTGACATCTAGGTGTGGATACAATTCCTGGGCCTTCGCCTTGAGCTTGCGCTTCCAATCGGAATAATCCTTGCACGATGCTTTCCCGCCGAGTCCTAACGGAGCCTGCCACGCTTTTGGAGCTGCTCTGTGAAGAGCGTATCCGTATGCGTATGCAGCAGCTTCAACCCGACCAAGGTTTCTGTGAAGCACGGCCATTGACGAGCTTTTCGTCATGGGGGACACAAAGTTCGGAAGCTCCTCGATCCACAGCTCCGAATTGGCCACCTTTAGCTGATTGATCAGCGCGCAGATGTCCGGCAGTGATTCCGGCATCTTTAACAGGACGATTCCGTCCGGTGTGTTGACTGCGAATCCGCCGCCGACACCAGGGTCAACGGCAACGATGGGTTTGTTTGATTTACTCATTTTAGTAGCACAGAACCGTTATTTGTTCGGCAGCGATTCGAACGGCTGATTTCGTGTCACCACCGTCCGACCACTTCTCAACCTTTACACGGCCTTTGACACGCACCAGCGCGCCATTGCCGACTTCCATGATCTTCTCCGCAACCTGCCCCCATGAGGACAGTTCGAATTCGTCGTAATCTTCGTGGAATCGGCCATCTGCATCCGTCCAATGGCGAGCGACGGATATAACGCGGCGCACCATAAGCGCACCTGTCTTGGTTTCTGTTTGACGGCTGATACCTCGAAGTTCGCCGATCAGATAAACCACGTTCTCTGTGGGCGTGGCTGTTTCGTTTGTTGTCGTTGTAATTGATGCACTCATTGGAGGAAGACGCAACCGAG